AGAGTATAGGTAGCCGTGCCTTCTGTGACAGTCTGTGTGCCCAACCCTGTCTTCCATAGAAGGATTCCTCTATTCTGCCAGTCCGCAAGAATTAAATTTAAACTACGGCGAGCAGACTTTGGTTCTTTACCTAGATCAGCCTCGCCCCCAATCATATCTAGGGCCTCATCAATAATCTGATCAATATCCATATTAAATGTAGTAGTGCCTGATGTTCCCATGATTATGCCTTTCTAAACCTAGCTGTTTTTGCTGCAATACGCTTTGGTTGTTTTACCACTTGTTTCCCTGCTCTTGTTCCTTTCCTCTTTGCCCGAGTAGTTGCAGCATACTCAGATGGACTAAGAGACTTAATAGCTTTCTCAGGAAGGTATCTTTCCCCTGTTGCTTTCGGACCCTGTGTAGAAGGCTTACCAGATTTTGTACGCCAGTTCTGATTAGTCCAGTTCTTTAAACTTCTTTGAGATTTTTTAAGGGGCATTACTTATAACCCCCACCTTGTTTTTTATATTCTCTGGCTAGCATTTGCGCTTTCCGTGCGGACCACTGACCTGAGCTACCGCCCTTGTTTCCAGCTTTAATTTTTTCAAAAAGTTTCTTTCGCATCCCCGGTTTCGTATAATTACCTGCTTCATTCACACGGGAAACAGACCCGCCTTTTTTATAAGACGGCTTTTTCTTTTTCCCAGAAACTAATTGTTTTTTAATCATCCCTCTGGAGATAGCCATTAGATAAATCTCCGGCCAATATATTCTTCCTCATCATCTTCTTCTACCATGTTAACAATAGGTCCGCCCTTCATCCACGAACTACAAACATTTTTGGAAGAACAAATAAAATGAAATAGCTGGCAATAACCCAATTCAGGATTTTTAGTTTTATCTAAAATCTCGTTAACTTCCATACCCTCTTCAATACAATCAAGCATGTTAAGAGTCTGATTAAAGTAACCACAGTTACCACATTTTTTATCAGGATCTGTTGAAGGACCATAATCATGTTCATGAATAGCTACCTGTTTATTTGTATTATTCATGACACCATCATGTGTTGCTACCGGACAGGTAACTGCAATCTCTTGTTCACCATACTCTTCAGGCGCACACTCTTCACAAGAACAATCAGAATCATGCCCATTTTCGATAACAACTGTAACCTTCATTTACATCTCCATCTTCTTCTTGCTGCACAAATTCTTTTCTTAGGTGTCTTAGAGCAGTTTATATTGTGCATCTTCATCTGACCTTTTGATCTTGCACAATAACTCTTACGTCTTTTTGCTCTCGATGCGCTAGGTTTCTTTTCTGTAACAGCAGTTTGTAACTTCGATCCCGGATTAGCTCTCCGATATTTCTGAACACCCTTCTTTGTAAGACCTGCTCCCTTTGATGTTGAAAGCTTTTCTCCACGTTTTACTGATAGACTGGGCATCTTAGCCATCAGATTTAACCGACTAAAACTGTGGCATGAACAGATGTTGGAACACTGATATAGAGACCATCGTTAAAACGAATACCGCTTTCTGGAACAAAAATATCATTGCTTCCGTTAGTCATTGTAGGAGCTTCCATAACAATATTTCCATCTGTCTGGCCTCCTTCTCTAAGAGTTACTTTTCCTAAAGCTGCTGTCCCATTCCCAACAATATTTAAACCACGCAGTCTTCCTCCTGCATCAGTCAAGGTTGTTGAGGCGGTAACATAATACGCTTTTACATTAGTTGGCATAATCACTGTCCTTCTTGATATGGGGAATACCCCGTAAAGTACCTAATTATAGAATAAGAAAGGGGGGAACTCCAACTGAATTCCCCCCGATCTCAAACTACAAGGTATTATCTAATAGAATATTAGACGCCCTTGTTACCTCTCCACTGACGCCAGTCACTCCAGCCGAAGCTATAACGCTCACGGGCCTTGAAGCGAAGGTTGCCGGTGTCAAAGTCTGGTTCCATCTTCGTGGCCAGAGGCGCTCTCATGAACATCTTTGTACCATTTGGACAGTCGTTCCGCAGGAACCATGCGTCTGCGTCGGTGAAACGACGGTTGACAAAGTAACCATTTGGAACAAGGCCCAGATTACGAACGGCGTTGATGTCGTTCAAATCTGTGTTGGACCTACCGGGAGATGCCAGAATACGATCAGCATCAAACTGACCATCTGGGGCAACATGAAGTGAGACTGGTGAAGCACCGATGAAGATACCACGATCATCCTTAATCTTATGAGTATTGATGATAGCAGTTTCGAGAGTGCCTTCTGCTAGATCAGCAGCAGTCTCTAGGTTTGACTGATTGCCATCGCCGACAGTTGGATGGGCGGCTGAGAACAGCACGACACCATCGCCACCGACATAGCCAGCAGTGAAACCATTGTTGTACACGTTAGCTGCCTTGACCTGCTTGGTCTGAGCCATTGCACGAGCAAGGGCACGGGCACGTACTTTAGAGAACGTGTCATAGAGATTGTCTTCCATCGCTTCTTCCGTAACGGCAAAAGCAAGAGCAACAGTCTCAGCGGTATAGCGAGCAGTCCATGATTCCTGAGCGGTATCATAAACAACTGCTGCACCTTCAGCTTTAGTTGGGGCTGCGCCAAAGCCAGTCATAAGCACTTCTTCCTCAAACGCTCGATCAGAATTTTCCATATCAAAAAGAGGACGATCCTCTTCATCAACGGCTGCATACTCCAGACCGAAAATTGCATTTAGACCGGGAAGAAGTTGCTTGGCAATATCTGCACGATTAATAGCCATGTCTCAACCTCCCTTAGCTCTGTGCGGCTGAAGTGTACGAATCGACATGCTGTACGAGACGGACTTCAACTTTTGGGTTTGCATCGCCAAAGGCATTGTCAGGAACATTGCTGATCCCAATAACCTGTAGCATTGCAGATGTGGAAGCACGGCCAGCAACCTTTAGACCAAAGCCAGAACGGCCAGTCAGGGTTGAGCCCGCACCGAGTGTAACAGTGTAGTTAATACCTACATCACCGAGGGTGACAGTGGCGTCAGCCTGAACGATGTAAGTGGATGCTGGGTCGTCATTGACGATAGCATATGGGGTTCCGTCAACAGAAGACGTGCTGGCTGGCCAGTACTTGCCAAAAATTGGCTGCTTGCTAACGGGATCAACATATTCGCAACCTTGGAAGGTTCCGAGAACATGATCAGTAGTAGTAGTGATGACCGCAATAGTCCCAGTTGAACCAAGCTTTACAACGTCACCAGAAAAGATGTTGCTTGCAAAAGCATTGGCAATGCGATAGCGGGTGGTGCCACCTGAGTTAGCACCGGAGCCTCGCATTCTAGCAGGGACTAGGCCATTTAGACCTTTATTCAAAGCCATTTGATTTCCTCCAATATAGCCTCGATGGGTTTATCTTACCCACTTATGAATCAAAGTGAGCGGACTTACCCGTCCTTGCCCTTGATTTACTGGCATTAGTAATAGGAGCCCGTGAATCATTATCCCTCATGAGACTGTTATTTACAGCTTCATTAAGAATTCTTGTACGTTCAGCGGTCCTATGTATCCGTTCTTCTCTCAGTTCGTGTGGCATCTTTGCAAGGGCTACATCCCCACGAATAATACAACCAGAGAGACGACCGGCGTCAAGACCTTTGAAATTTCGAGCCATATCTGGGCATTCTTCTTCCGTCACAAATTCCCAACCTTCGTTAAGGCGGACACCGATATTCTTGGTATCCTCTTCGCCTCTGACTGAAATCCTTACCCATTTAAGGGCAAATCCCATATCATCAAATGTTTCAATAACATCATCTGGGATATCCAACCAATTGGGACGCTCATATGTATTCTGACGGGAATCCTTATCTCGCTCTTCATCAGATCTCGACTGTCTTTCAACTACTCGTGCCATGTCTTATGTTTCTCCCACGCTATCTAATAGTGGTATAGTCGCCAGCAGATCGCTCTGCTTTTTTCTTTTCGGCGGCATACCGTTCAAGAGGAATTCCCCACTTCTTTGCAAGGCTGACATCATCTTGAGTCAGTCTAACTTTGTTGGAGGGTGCCTGTCTGCGTGATTGACCGGCGACCACTTGAGTAGGTTTTTCGTCACTACTAGGACGAAGTCTTGATGGGAGTTCCTTTGACAATCTCTTGTCTAACTCCTCATAAAAATCATCATCTCTTGGATCAAAACCCTCTTCCTTGAGAGACTGATCCACTGCAAGGGCAATTGATGTACCAATTTTATCCTTGCCAAACCATTCATTTTTCTTCGCCCAATCAACAGCGCCTTCATCAAATTGATTTGTTTGAGGCCTCTGGCTGACCGGAGCAGCTACTTCCCTTTCTACAGGAGAAGGTACTTCTCGGGTATTCATATTATCTGTTAATTCAATAATCTTCAACTCAGCTTGTGCCTCAGCAAGATCACTTTGCGCTTTTACAAGACTTTCTTTATCACCCTCATCAAAAGCATGGGCAAAAGATGCCTGTGCAGCTTCTACTCTACGCTTTGTTTCTTCTTTCTTTGAATCAATAGATTGTCTCCGATAATCGGAAATATTCCTATCTTTATCAGAGAGAGTAGACTCAAGGTATTTAATCTTTTCAAGGGCTAAAGCAAGCTGTTCATCCCGCTCTTTACGCTGGGCTACAAGCTTACGAATTCGTTTCTCGGCCCCCTTTGTCTTAATACCATCAAGCTCTTTAATCTCTTCTTCTGGCTGAACTTCATTATCATCTTCAATAATGACTTCAGGTTCTGTAGAAACAACAGGAGTCTCTTCGGGCGCAGCCTCTGGCTGACCCTCAATTTCAATCTCAGGCGCTTCAGTTTTTGGGGTGGGATTGGGATTTGATGTGTCGATGGTTTCCCAGCCATCATTATCATTATCAATCATAATATATTTTTCTCCGTTGGTGGCGAATCAATCGAATTACGCCTAGTTAGAAAGATTAAACATAGGGTCCAGATTTGAAGGATCGTCTACGACCATGGTGATTTCATCATCATAGCACATAATCAACCTTACACCCTTATATAAAAACTTAGCACCAGTGTGCTTACCGTAACAAACATAATCTCCCGGTTTACACCATGGTCCCTTTGGAAACTTGTTTGCGTCTTCATATGCAAGATCACCAACATCAAGCACTCGGCCTACTGTTGTTAGATACTTCATATCATCTTTAGCCTTATCAGGCAAAATAATACCGCCCTTGGTCTTGGACCGAATAGGTACAGGACGAATTAAAAGTCTATATCCGGGGATTTTGGGGAGGGGATCTGGATCGGGGACTTCAACATCAGAGATCCACTCGTCATTTAACTTGGCCCCACTCATTTCTGGCTCAAACATTTATTTAAAAATCTTCCTCATCAACTAGGGTGAGTCTTCTCTCAATATCAGCGCACTTAGAAATTGTAAGTTCATAAGCATGAATCATTCCGACCATGCGCTGATACTCTGCATAAGTTTCGCACACACCTTGCGAAAGGCTCGACTTGATACCATCAATCTCTTGCCGAACCTCTATAATGAGGTCTTCAAACATAATAGATAAAAAGTATTATCTTCGTGTCTTCTTAGCCGTATATGAAGACAGATTTGTCATGGTTGGCTTTACATTTGTGTCATAGTCACTTTTAGGGTCTCCCCGTAAAACAGCAACATGAGCCCGCTCTGTCCACTGTGAAGAGGGAAGAGTTGACCAGTCTTCCTTTTTTGGAATAGCTCCCGGTCCGTTGGGAATATTACCTTTCATTGCCATCTTCTTACTTCCTTTTTATCTTTCGTGGTTTCTCGACTTGATAAAGTCGTCTCACCATTTTCTTAGCATTATCAATGGATGACGCCTGAGCGTGTTTCTTCCATCTTCCGCCTACCTTCTTTTGTACCACACTTCCAACATTACGCCAAGGCATTAGTCGATTCCATCAAGATCAACTAGAGAAAGACCCATTTCTTGCCTTAGTAAATTTGAATCGTTTTCACGACGGGATAGGTATTGTTCCTTTCCAGACTCTGGGTTTACAAAATTTTCTAATTCGTCAATTACATTTTCCCAGTCAGATCTGGATGCATGTTCTATAAAAGTAGGAGCGCCGGATGTTCCATATTGTCGTAAGACTGATTGAATCACGGTTCGTTGGTTAGGAGTTAAATCAATCCAACGTGTCGTCCCTTCGGGGTCCATTCCTTTGATCAATTTCGAATCCCAGAGGTCTTGTAAATTATCGAATTCAAAAACAAAAAGTTTTCTGTCAATTTCATCGAACTCGTCCTGAGTAATTTCTATATTATTATCCTTTAAGAAATCTTTAGCCTCTTGTCCCGTTTTCCCTAAAAACGGTTCCAGTTTCTTAATTAAATTTTCATTTAAGTTCAAGTTTCTGAGGCTTCCAACAGTTTGTTTTCCGAGGTCAA